CACATTCAATTAAAACCAATGCACTACATTCTGGCGGTACAAATTCCAATAACAATATCTCATATAAAGAGAGTTTACAACTGAAATGATGATAACAGTCAAGGGATGACCTGATGGATTAGTTCCGAAAAACTCCACAAGATCTCCCGAGATATTACACACCGAAAAAGCAGTATCTTCACCAATACACATAATTCGGAGCAAAGTCTCATCATCAAAACCAGCAGTACGATAAATTTCGACAATGATTTCAAACGCTGCTAATATAAAATCAGCTAACATTCTCTTGTCATATTTACCGTAATCACCAGCAACCATGCGATCAGCCCCAAATGATGTGAGATACTCATAAATGATACCCCACTCCCTGGACTGACACACAGTTCCCGGCCCAGCTTCAAATACAAATTTATTTTTCTGAAGCAATCGCACGAAAGAAAGTAAATTCTTTCTTACGACTAGACTCCAATCTATTGGTGCACCAGTAAAAAGACGAGTCTTTCCAATTTTGCACTTCTTGAGTAATGTCGCTTCATCTTTAAGATGTCCCGTGAAGACAGGATATACACGCTTACCTTGAGAGTATTTACTCTCAATATTGCGTACACGTTCCCAAATCTCTTCACCAAAATTGACTCCTTCAGGATATTTCTCCGAAGGTTCAGGTTTGAGATATTTCTTCTTGGTAGTACACCAAGGGAATCCCATCGATGTGTTCGTTGCGATTCGATCAATAAACTTAACACCAGGCAAGCCATTAACAGTAGCTGTATCGCTCAAAATCACCAACTCTTTCTCCCAATCTTTAGGTAGTCCCTCAAGAATATCTTTAAGAAACCCTTCCTTAGCTTTACGGAGTGTAAGACGATCATAAGTGACATTTGGTTTAACCATTTCGACGACATTGTTGCGCCACGGAACCCAACCATTCATAACTGGTTTATCATACTTGACTTCAGTTTTGTAATGATCGAGCATTTCACGTTGCAATGGTGTAGCCGTCACAGAGCTCTTTGGTCTTGGTCTAAAACCAAGAATAGAACCATACACATTCACTGTGCCTTGTTCAATATATCTAAAAAGACTCTTGTGATGAATAGGACCCAATGTGACTTCACGATCTTCACATGCAAATGATGGTGCTTCACCAGCTTGAACAATCGGACGTGTAGAAATGTGAGTTTGTTGCTCCAATTTCTTTAGCTCATCCAACTGCACAGACAGTATACCTGTAAAGTGTCCTTTGCCAAGGAAATGCAAACCAACAATAATTGGACCACGAGGCGTGATAGAAACACATAATGATCCACACATTCCAACCGCTGTTTCCACATCTGATTTTCCATAATGGATATCATATTTACCAGACATGGTTTCAACTGGAATTTGATTCATACGTGTAAGACCGAAAACATTACGTTTTGACACGCTACCATCAACTTCACGCATGAATGCCACACAGGAAGTTGGATCAATGGATTGATTAACCCAAAATGTAGTAATGTCCTTAAATGGTGGAATGCTATCCACATCAAAAATACACACATCAGAGGTACTGCTAAAAGCAATATCCCGACGCTTAATTTGAATTTTGATATTGGAATTCACACCATTCAAAGAACCTGAACGAATAATTTCGACAGTGTAATTATCACCAGTCTCTTTAAAAGCATGACCATTGGTCACGCAACGGTGACCTTTAATGAAAACACCACGCATAATACGTGTTGTTAATTCACCATCAACTTTAATGCGTAACAAAACGCAATTTTTACTGAAAAGATCACGAATTTGATCCACACTAGCACCTACTAAAGAAGTACTCGCTTTAGGAACATCGAAAGTGGTAAGTTCAATCGTAGGATTATACCACACATTGGAACTTGTTTCTTTCTCCAATTGTTCTTCAGTAGTACCATGCAGATTACCCTGCACTATCAAATTCTCATCAAGAGATTCATCCACTGATGACGCATGTTGTGACGAGTTATACTTCGCAGTTTTTCCCTCCTTCTCCTTTACAACTCCATTTTTGGAATTAACTCCAAAAATATAGTAAGCTCCGAATAAGAGGGACAAAACAGATAAAGCTGCACACAATTTCCCAGTATGTTGAGACCGTTTAAATTCAATAAAACGCCCGTAGAAAGCAATCACCTTGGATTCATGTCCAAGACGATTAACAATTCGAAAGGCGCACGATCTTAAAAACCGCGTGGTGACCATATAGTCCAACATCTTCCAAAAAATCATGTAGCCAAACAACCAATTAAGGATGTTATTAAACATTAGGAAGGAAGTATACCATGCAGCATCAAACGATTGAAT